TTTATTGAATATTGCATCGTAATTACTATCGTATGATGCTTTGTTTGTAGGGCGTTGCTTACTGCCTTTGCCACTCATATTGATTTTATACTTGTTGATTCTAGCACTCTATTGATGCTAGTGGCTTGCCATTCTTTGCCGCGTGACGTTTTATATCCTGCATCGTTTAGCATCTTGGCTAGTTCCCTCAGAGACAAGGAATCTCCTGCGCTGTCGCGCATCTCATTAATAACGGAGAGTATGTCTGCGTTACGTTGTTTGGCCTTTCTTATTTTTGCGGCTCTAGCGTTGGTTGTGTCAGTGTTCCTAAACTCATCTAGTCTAGGATTGCCCAGCTTCACGCCTCTGGCTTTAGCGGCCTTTAATGCGTCTCTGTTACGTCTTGAAACAAGAATAAACTCATAGTCAGCCAGCAACTCCATGTATTCAACAGCGTTTTGATTGACTACATCTTTTTGCAATTTATCTGATGACAAAAGCAATCCATGACCTAACATTGCAGGAACACTTCTAGTCAAACTAATGTTAAACCAATCCTTACGCGTACTTTCAAACCATCTCCAGTATTTATCACCATACAAAAACTCACTTGCTAAGTGACAGTGTCTACAAAGTAAGTGAATATTTTCAACGGTGTCTTCTCCGCCTAAGTTTTTAGGCATTATATGACAACGCTGTAAAACATGCGTATCTAAAGACTTACACGCAAAACATTTCTTAGACCTTATCTCTACGTCTAATATTTTAGACCAATGATTAAATACTTTTACTTTTGATGGCATGCTTCTTTCTTGTGTCATTTGTAATCTCCTATGGCTCGGCTCCCGCCTCACCCAGCTAATAATAAATGTTTCTTTATGTTTACTTTGTTACTTATTGTTAACTTATTTAAGGATAATATAAACCCTTTTGCTTGCATGAGCAAAAAAATCGATCTAAGGGCCGTGGCGACTTAGCGGTTGAAACAATGCTTGTATCGTATATCCAAACTATTCATCAGCAGAAACCGATCTGCTTCTGAGGCTATGCGCGGAGGGTCAACCGCGACTATGGCATTTATTATGGAGTTCGCCACCCGAAGGGCCATGTCAATTCATGGCTGCTCTAGCCCAAGCACTATTTGCGAATAAGACGTTATCGGACGTTAAAAGACGTTATCAGACAGTGAAATAGACTACTGTGATATATACCTTGTGGTATACTTTGACAACTTGTTATTCGCACATCAAGTATAAGTCCTTCCGAGACTTAAAGTAAAGCCCCCGTAACAGGGGGTTTTGTTTTTCTACCGATCCATCTCACAAAATTCGTCCAGGGTGATGTCAGCCATTTGGCATATTCTCTGCAAAGTGTGCAGTTTCATGTTTTCCTGGCTTCTCCATCGCAGTACTTGTTGCGGGTGGCATTCCATATTCTTAGCCAGATCGACACTACTGATACCAAACCTAGCCTGTAGAATCTTTAAGCATTTACCTGCATTGGTCATTTCTATCAATCCTGTGTTATTATCGAGGGGTGAGGCATTGCTTCACCTCCTATGGTTTGCCCCCCGAAAGGGGGGCTTTTTTACGCTAAAACGGAATGTCAGACTCTAGCTCTGCCATAGTCATATTATCCGGCTTTGGCGCTTGTGCCGGAGCAGCCTGGGCATCTTTGGCCGTATACGCGGTAGACATAAACTTAACGCCATTCTGCGACGTTTTAAGCCATACGCTTACCCAGTAATCAATGCCGCCTACTCGCGCAGAGCCTTTGTAGTCAGGCTGGTTCTCTTGCTCTTTGCGGTCATTCTTAAAGATAGCGCCACTGTTGTCGCGTGTTTCATACTCACTCATTGCTTCTTCTCCACTTGGGTTTTAATTGCAGTTGCAGCCGCCTTAACTTCAACGGCCATTTTCTCTATAAACTCATCGTCCCGGTCAACTCTGACTAGAACGTGAGGCATTTTGGGATGGTAGGTAAACAAATCCCACCATTCCCTATTGGTAAGCCACATACACCCTTGTATCTGACACCAATATTTCTTTACAGCTAAGGTAGGGTCTCTCCAGTACGATGCCTGCGTTTTCGCGGCAGGGCATTTGATCTCTAAGCCACCCACGGATTGGCCGTTCTCTGTTACCAGGCCGTCAGGTGAGCAGCCATAGCTGAATGTATTGTCTACAATAAAGCCGCATTCTAGCACCTCATTGTCGGTAATGAACTCGTAGGATTCTCTAGCCTCTGGCTCCANCGCAGTGCCACGCTCTGTGTGAGAGTTGCTGAAATGCTCTGTCTCCCCGGTAATAACCTCGGCCACCAGCTCATCGATGTAGCCTTGAGCAGAAGAAGAAGGCTTACCAGTCATGGTAATTAACTTAGAGAACATACTAGCTGATGGCTTACCTCTACGGGCCGCAAGCCATTCTTCCGTTCCCTGCTCGTGATCGAGGATAATCACTTCTTGGCCTCAAGGGCGGCTACGGCTCTGTCGTAGTGCATAGCTGAAATGTGGTCAACAGAACTTACTTTAAGCCACTTACAGAACTTCTCGTTATCAGTACCAGTCTCATCAAGTAATTTCTTGATAGATATAATCTGATCGTCGGTGATTAGCTTCTTATCATCACCCCTGACCATAGCTGATTCCGCATCGTCATCTACACTCGGAAGGCCGAAGATAGATGTCAGGGAGTACCTACGAATGTATGAGAGAAATGACCCTAAAGCCTGGCTGTCTTTCTTAGCCAACGGAAATACTATATCGTTCTCAAGCCACTGCCCAGATACATGCATGAGTCGCGTACAAATGCCTACAGAATCCCCGTCATTGATTGGGAACTGCACATAGCTTAAACCATGATTTGAGAGAGGTTGTTTAATGGCCTTAATTACGGAAGTTAGATCGGCGTAGCTGGACTTAAAGAAAGGATTAGATGAGTCTTTTACTGCGCCGCCCATCTCTGATTGAGCGCACCAAAGTGCGTTTGACAATGCGTCGATATTCACTGATTGTTTCATTATATTCTCCTATGTTGGAGAATAAAGTATACAGCATCGACATGTTAAGTAAACGTATTTGTTTGTATTAGTAAGACCAGATAGCCGGAGAAGGGAATCCATCTTTCTCTGTGCAGCCGTCTAGGTGTATAAAGCGACCAGAGCCTTTCTGCTGTATACCGATACGCGATATACCGTGCTTTTGTGCCACTCTAATGACTTCTAAGGCACTTTCTCCTGAACAGGCAATATCTACTGCCTTTCCTGATGAATGCGCCCCAGGCTTAGATTTACGAGCTTCTATGGGATGCTTAGGACATCTGTAAGCAGAGGATAGCGTAAACGGAAATCCGCACTCTTCACGGATAGCATTTAGGGTAGCCAGGAAGGTCAGGTCAAACTCGATAGCCTCGCACCCACATTGGCATGTTAGCTCTTTAGCTGTGAAATACTCAGCCATGATTATTTGCCCTCTATGCTCTTAGTCTTCTCAAATGTACGCATTCCTCCTAATCCAAGCATACCCATCAGAATAGGCATAAGTGTGCCACCATCTGCTTGAGGTATATCAATGCCGAACCCAGCAGCAAGAGGCGACACTAGGTAATTGACTCCCAGAGCCAAGACTGCGATCCAGCCTGTTGCCGGTCTCCATCCCGACTGGAACCAGTTTCCTTTGGCTTCTTGAGTGTTGAGCTTAACCTGTGCCAGTGCAAGTTCCTGTGCATGTTTATCCGAGAGGGTGCTGATTTCGTGCGCGAGTTGAGCTTTTTGATCTTTGTCCTCGATAAATTTATCCAGCAGCCCAGTGACAGGGCCAATAAGTGAAGTAACGATGCTCATATCAAGCCCTTCTCAATCAGAAATAAACCTATAATCAGAGGATACATACCCCACAGCATCATTTCGCTTTTCTTGAATCTTTGGGAGCCTTCATCCAGTCGCTTTTCGATATTCGCGTATCGGATAGCGCATTCCTTCTCATGGCCTTCTAATCTTATCAGGGCTTCTTTGACAGTGGCCATTAGGAATCCTTAATCTGTACCGCTTCAATAAATAGGGAAACTTCGTTATCTGAGGCGCTGCTCTTTGCCTCAAAGTGGAAGTCTGTTTTTTCGGCTATCTTAAATGGCACTTGGCGATCAAAACTTATGCTCTGAGAGAATGTTGACTCAGCCACTTTTAAGGTTCTGCCATTAGATGATTTAAGAACATTTCTGATGTACAGAAACTTCTGCCCATTGACCGTACCAGAGGTGCAGTCTATTCTGACCAGGTAAATGCTATGCCCGGCAGGCACGGTATAGACACTAGATTGAGTAGTACCTATATCGGCACCGATAAATGCGTAGTTGTTGCCGCCATTGCTTATAGTAATGTCGCCGATGTTAAGGCTGGTTAAGACTATAGCTTTATTTATTCTTAGGAATGCGGAAGTGGTTGTTACTGGAGAGGTACCGGTCAGAGTAACAGTTTCTGTAATCTCGTCGTAATTAGCATCTAAGCCGGATATAAGTACATCCAGGGTATCAGACCCAGATGTACTTACAACGCTCATAGTCACCGCAGAGCTGGGGTAGACGTAGTTACCACCGTCATCCCAGACTGTTTCATAAGATGTGCCTACAGTTCGATTAAAGCCAAATATGTTAAGTGTAGATGAACCAATATACCTATCACGAGCAATGTCGAGATAGATGTTTGGCGTAGACATATTTTGACCCAGAAACTGACTCATGATTATTCCTCGATGACCTCTTCAGCCAGGCTGCCAGTCAGCATAGCGACAAATGCATCTTTGCCAACGGTAAGCTGGTCAAGGTTAAATTGTGTGGATTTGATTTTACGGTCAAGATCAGCGCAGTGATTTACCATCGCTTGCTGCTGCTCGGTTAGGTCTTCGTATTGGTATTCAACGTCATTGATCGTAATGGGGGTGGTTTTTTTCTCGCCCATGTTAATCTCCTTTCAGGTTAGTTTGGCTTATTGCCAGTGAACAGTCATTCTATTAAATTAATCCGCTGGTTACTAGATAGTAACTGCCAGCAAAAAATGCCAGCACAAAAATAGTGGCCCCAATGTTCTTTACCGCATCACCTATCTGACGCTGCTTCTTGAGCCTCGTCAGCCTAGCCTTCTCTATTTTTTGCTTGTGATCCATAAGAGACTTGTGCTGGATCGACAGCATGTCACGCCAGACTGCCTTGGGGGTTATCTTCTTCAGCTCTTTCTCATGCTCGCGAATCGCGTTCTTAGCCCATGCAAGCTCCAGAGCCTCTTCCTGTGTTAGTACATGATCGCCTGCCTTAGTAGCCTCTTCAATGCTCTCTACAGCTACCTTGCTGTC